GTACATTTGGACTAGGCCAAGCAAGTATAGTTCCTACATAACATCCATCATAGCCTTGTCCAGTATTTCCTTTAATCCCTTGTATACCCTGTTCTCCACCAGGAGTTATTAAACTACCAGTTCTAACTACAGTTCCAGGAATTGCTAATTTGTTAGCCATAACTAACTAACTACTAGGAGGATTTAATAATGTTAACACATTTCCTATCTTCTCTACTACTTTTAAGGCTCCAGCTTGTCCCTCTCCAGCAGCACCATCTATATATAGAAACTCTCCAACTGCTACCCATCTAATCTCTTCACAATCTACCTCTACTGTCTCACCAACTGCTGGAACTACAAAATCTTGAACACAGAATGTATAAGCAGGTATTCCATCTATACCTTGTGTTCCTTCTTCTCCCTTATCTCCACGAGGAATATAGAAATCAAATATAGCATCTGTAGTATCTCCTACATTAACTACATCAGCATCTGTTCCAGGTTCAGTAGTAGTGGTAGTTCCTACTTGTATAGTAGCTGATTTTCCAGGTGGACCTTCCTTTCCTTCTGTTCCAGATAATGTTCCCCTAAACTCTATTTCTTGTATAGGACTAACAAACGGCATCGGCTGAATAATACCTTCCGCAGTTGGATACATCGAAGGTAATTCATTTTTACTAGTGATAATTATAGTAACATCTGGTTTCAGCCAACCATTAATATTATCCTCTATATATTCTATATTCTGAAAATAACATCTAGGTTCATAGGCAGTTATCTTTAAACTTACCTCTTGTGACAACATTAACTCAGCTATCGGAATGGGTTTATCTACCATTATAAAGTCCATTCCGAATTCTCGATCTAGCACGACTGAACGGATAGGAGTTAATACTATAAACTTAACATTCTGATATACTTCTTTTTCTCCGGTTGCTCCAAAATCTATCCAATCAAATGAATACTTAGTAATAGGAATTTCTAATCCCTTATTCTCTATATCTATAGTAGTAGTACCTACTATCTCTACTGCTAATGGATTTAGAACTGCTGGAAGCGTTGCACTCATGGACAAGAAATCATAACGTTATGATACTATTAATCTATATTCCTTTAAACTAACATCTGCTGCTGCTCCAAATAAGGTTCCGCTTCGAGTAAAGAACTTATGCTCTTCTCCTACATTAGTCACTACCCATAAATTAAACCCCATAGTGATAGGTCTATTACCTACTAACAATGGTGCTACCCTTCCCATCTTGCAATACATTCGTAGAAGCATAAGACTAGCAAAAGGATCTGCATTCCATTCCATATTAAAATTCATCTTAAATGAAACTTCTGATAGTCCTGGTCCACAGAATTCTAATATAGGCATCTCCATGTGCACAGCATGTTGAGCAAATCTATTAGTATTAGTAACATGCAATTCATCAAATGTATGTACTCGTCTTCGACTACATTCAAATACTAACATTCCAAAGCATCCGACTAGTGCCATACTATCCTATCTATGCATCATGTCTACCTATACTATCTGTATGCACTCCGGTTGTATGCATATCTCCACCATTATCAATATTCCCACTAACATTTAGATCGCCATTAACCTTAACTGGTCCAGTAAGAGTTATGGTACTTGCTGTAATATTAACTGTTCCTGCTACAATGTTAACTGGTCCGCCAGTATTAACTACAATTGTCATTGTCTTAATACCAGATCTTCCAACATTCTGACCAGCAGTTACATGTAAAGTACTATCTCTAGGTCTATATTCGACTATTGTTCCATCTCCAAATGTAACATGCTTATGTGCAGCATCTTCCAATTTAGTTATAGGAGGACGATTGCCAGTATTATAAAAACTTCCATCGACAAATCCTTCTCCACCTTCGGAGTTAGGAAGCATAGTAATAGCTACATCATCTCCTATATTAGGGCACCAAAAGGACTGATTAGATCTACTACCAAATTGTTTAACAGGTAATGGTCTACTAATTAATCCATCCTTGTCTAACTGTTGAACTCTAACAAACACTCCAGTATCATTTATTATTTGTTCTATTACCTTCCCATTTCGAAACATGTTTCTAACTTGAGCATCTCTACCTGTATTATCCCTAGGAAATATACTATCACTAGTGAAGTCCATATCTTCTATCAGTATCCTTTTAATGCTCCTCTAAATTTTAGGGAAGTTATATAACCTCCTCCACCTATACTATGTTGACTACTCTCTATAAACCACTTCTTATCAAATATTCCATATCCTATTGTTGCACAGGTTAATCCTGACAAATATTCTATATTACCAAATACAGTAAAACTACATTGATGTTCTTTCTTATTCTTCTCTCGAAGTTTAGCTTTACATTTACCTTTTCCTTTTTCTTTACCTCCTTTTCCTTTCCCACTATTAGCTGCTGGATCATCATTAAAATTATCTACATCATGAAGTTCTAATGTACTTGGACTTTTTCCACTTGTTCCTATTCCATCTGGATCATAACCTATACCTTCATTACTAACATGTTTTGCATAGGTTCCTTCTGGAATAGTTATATCTCCTTTATCAACTGCTGCTTGATCTTCCTTATCTGGAAACTCTGTCTTTGTTACCTTTCCTGTTTCTGGATTAACAAAACTATTCTTAGCACTCTTATAGGTATCATCTGTTTTCGAATTAAACTCATATGTTAGTATTTGTTTTGATCCATATACTAACTGAAAAGCGGGAGGTCTAGCTTCATACTCTTGCTCTGAATAAATGATTAACTGTTTCTTATGAATTTTAAGTGATAGTTCTGCTTCCTTACAACGCTCTCGCAAGTACTCTATATCTGATTTATCATTCTGTTCTGTCCGTTTAACTTTCGGATTCTTCCCTGTATCATAAAATAATGTTAGTCCGTTCTCTGTTGCTATCTGTCCTGCTATTGTCTTTAAATCACTATTCTCCCATGATCGATGTTTGTTAGTTGATTTCGCTCCATTCGGAGGAATGCTACCAGCCTTGATTGAGACAATATTAGGTGGACCTTTTAATCCTACATGATTAATCCAAAAGGTTCCACATTCTAATACTCTATTATCAAATGGTCTTAACCAATGAAACAAGCTAATAGTAGCTTGACATTCCATACCTTTCTTTGGCATCTTTTGCTGCATCCAAGTTCTATCAGGATCAGCTATCTCTACACATAAATCATCTGCTTTATCGCTAGTATTATCTGTATATTTAAAACTAATATCTAAGGTAGACAATCCAGATAGTACATCTTGTCCTCCTACTATTAACGAGGTTTCTGCTCGTCTAGCAGACAATATAGGCATTATTAATCCTAACGCCACGGCAGCAACTCCTTCAGATTAGGTATTTTAACAGGATGTTTAAGATCATTATTAAGTTGAACTACTGGTGGAACTATTAACAATACATCAGCTAAAAAGAATCCTACCTCTCTATATTCATAGTTAGCATCTTGCATAAAATGCATAGCATGTTCATCACCATAACATGCTAATGCTATCAAATCCCATATATCTCCTTGCTCTGTTCTATACTCTCTAACTTTTGCCTTCAATGTTATCATAACGTTATGATATCATCCACTATACATAGGATAACCTCTGTTCTTCATCTTTAGCCTTTCTAAGCTGCTCTAGAAGTTGTCTAACAGGATCTTGCAAAGCAGCTTCTATCTCTCTACCTATAGCACCTTCCTGTCCAACAGGTACATTACTAATAGTAATAGGAACAGACATACTAAGACTAATAGGTCCACCACCACCACCTAACCCTCCTCGCATACCTAACAAATTAGCAGCCTGACTTAACAATCCTCTACTTCTACCTTCTCCTCCTCCTTGTAATGGTACTACCATTTCGGCTCCACGTTCTGCTAGATTATACATTCCCCTAGCAGCTACTATACCTCCTGCTTGCATACCTGGAGCGGGTCTAGGTGCTAATGCTGCTGACACTCCTCCTTGTGTCGCATCAATAGCTGCCTTTAATTCATTTAACTTTCTAATTGAATCTTCTACTCCTAACAAACTAATTTGAATAGCTTTATCAGCAGGTGTCTGCTCAAGATTAGTATTAAGAGTAGTTATATCTTGGTTAGCTTGTTCTGCTCCTGTAGTAGCTATTGCAACTTTTTTCTCATCTGGTAGTTTCTCAGTAGCCTTAACTAACTTTTCTGCTCCTTCAACTGCTTCTGGTGTAGTAGTAGGGAAACCTTTCGTTTCTCCTCCCTTAACTGCTACTCCTCCCTTAACTCTTTCTGTTCCTATAGCAGTCGTTTCTACATGTGCTTCCATAGCTGCTTTCCTAGCTTCAGGCCCGCCTGTCATTTTATCTATCCTATCAAAAAATTCACCTAATGGACCCATAGCAAATTTGATAGCAAGTTCAAATGCTCTCTTTAATGCAATACCTATCTTCTGTCCAAGCTTACTAAAATCTATTACAGTTTGATCCCATTCCTTTTGTAGTAACTCTCCCCAATTTATCTTAGATAACGATTTCTCTATTCCCTTACCTAATCCTTCAACTATCTTTGTGGCAGCTTCATCAAATCCCTTTATAATATCAAAAGCTTTGCTAAGATCAAATTCAGGAAACTCTCCCTCTTGGGCACCAGTTAACATACCGATTATTCCATCGGTTA